AAAAAACCAAAATCAATAATATCATTTAAAACAAAATCTCCTCCATATCCATTACTGGATGGCAAAGTTACACCTAACTGATAGTACGGATCAGTGAATTTATCTGACTCAAAACCGTGATCAGAAATATAAGGATCATTATCGGCTTTAATGTTCAGGCCGTCAACCCATTTCCAGATATTACCATATAGATTTTCCACGCCACGATAAGACATTGATTTAAGGCCATTTGTAGCTATCTGCCCTGAAGCATTGCCAAGATCAGTTCCTCCGGCATAACCTGCTGTTTGACCTGTTAATTCAGCATTGTTGTTAGCACCGGATGCTTTATCAACAACACCTTTGCCAATTGCTGTCTGGAGATCAAAGGTACCGTATTCCACAAAAGCTAACATACAAAGGGCATTATGTGTCAAAAAGTCATACTGCTCCCAGCTTGTGCCTCTGGCCTGTGCCCAGTACCGGCAGTTCCTAATATCTCCGCCATTGGTATCAATCCCCTCAACGCCAGCTGTCGTGGCTGGATACGCTGCAATCGGAGATAAGCCTCCGTCTGAAACACCATCTGAAGTTGACGGCACCACATTCGCAATAGATCGCATCATGCCTGTAGCAGAATCGTAGAAGCCTTCAAAGGCTGAGGGGTAGATGTAGTCAAGATGTAATCCATTTCGAATGAAAGCCGGATATTTCTTAAGTCCCGGCCTGTTATTCGGTGATAGTAGAATAATCGCTCCATCAGATGTTCTGCTCATTGAATAATAGAATTTTGGTACTTCTGTCAAAACTTCGCCATTTGTTCCAGTGTAGTCAAACCCAACATCTCCGTGGTAGGCATTCACAACACCTGAATCAGACATATTACACCTTTGCATACTGGCCCAAGGTTCCAAGGAATCAAAATCAGCTCCACCGGTCAACCCTTTGGCCGAGAATAAACGAGTAAATGTGTTGGTTGTTTTATGCCATTCTATGCCATAAACATCGTCATAAAGTGCGATTAAATCAGCAAAGGACAAACCTTCTATTTCAATAGAAACCCCGCTGATCGATCCCCCGGTAATGGCCACGGCATCAGCGTCCTGGTTTGCCATTGTTCCCGGCTTATATTTTTTAGTACTGTATACCCCCGGACTGACATACTCGTCGACCACGACATAATCATTGCCGGTTACCGCTGGGAGTTCTCCTGCCAGCGTGCTTATGTTCACATTAGCCATGTTTCACCTCGATGAAAGGAATTATCATATTCATTTCCGGAATTTTCATTCCGGGTTCTCTGTCCAGGTCGAATGGTATTTTTTCGATACCGAAATCAACTTCGATTTCCAGAAGTTCTTTAAATTCAGCCTGAAACTTTTCCGAGTCTTCCAGCTTTACCCTGCCTCCGTCAAGAGATACCATTTTGCCATTTTCGTCTTTTGCCGCGTATTTTTCTATCAATTTTTGCTTTTGAGTAAAATATGCGTTTGCCTCCGTCTCTACCTTCTGGATGACTTTCGCCAGCCAGTAGGCTGTTCTGGCCGTGAAGTCTTTTTCCATGATCGGTTTCAGGTCTGTCAGTGTTTCAAAAAATTCGTTTTTAACTTTCATTTTGTTCTCCTTATAGTTTTAATATGTCTATATAAATGCCACTTCATGTTCAGTTCCATCCCCGTCTTTAAAATACAGCTTGTTGTCTGATTTTGTGTATAGCCTACCGTATCCGCTGAAAGTAGAAGGGGAAGTGCCCATCTCCTTAAGGTCGATGCTCCCGTTAAACAAAGTTGAATTGGCGTAAAACTCAACCCCTTTTGTTTCGGTAGACCAATCATCGTCTGTAAAAAAGACACCCAATCTGGATACTTGCGCCTCCAAACGAACAGCATAGTCAGTGTATCCGGTAGCGGCTGTTTTGAAATCTATTGAAGGGGCGGTAAGAGAGGTTGACAGGCTGTTTTTTAACATCATGCCAACAGCAGAAGCCGCATTATCAATTATTTCAAGGTTAAATCCTGGGGAAGAAGTTCCTATGCCCACTCGGGTACTATTTAAATACCTTACTGAAACATCTGCGTTGGCATTCCTTTTCATAAGTTTATTGGCCGTTGCAGCGGATGTTGCTTCGGACGTGTCGGTGTAGGCAGCATCCCAATTAGTATTAGTTACTGAAGACAGAAATCCAGCAGATGACATGCGTAAAGTTCCGCCCGTATATATGTTGCCAGAAACCTTGCTATGTCCTATTGTTTCTGTACCATCACCGCTTATTTTTAATATTAGAGTACCATCAACTTTGTTCCAAATTAAAGCCTTGCTGTCTAATGTTATGTACCCATTCGTGGTGTTTTTGGCATTCAAATGTATATACCCAAAAGGAGTTAAATCTACACCACCCCCAGTTGTTGGTTCGCCGCCGATAACATACATTAATGAATCATCGTCAGACCAGACTCCGAAATCTCCTGTAGTCACACTTGCTCCCATTTCTATAGAAGCCCCAACCTTCAATATTCCTTTGTTTTCTGTTGTGTCCCCTCCAGTCAATGCTATATTCCCACCACTCAAGACATTCAAATCACCAGCAAGATCAAAAGAATCCCCGGATGCCAAGGAGATATCAAATGCACCATCATATTTAAAATAGGAAGAAGCATCACCTATATTAACCTTGTAGTCATCTGTGTCGTACCCAATGAATATGCCATTTGTTGTACTGTCAAACGATGACTTACCGTTGAAATAAAGCTGTTCATTGTCCAGATCTAAATATGTACCGGAATCAGATGATCTTAATATCCCGGCGGTCACTGTACCGATATCCGCTGTAATAGAGGACAATGTAGAAACGGACAGTTTTTCCACTGCAATAGATGCGGCCTCGATAACATCCGTGTTAAGATAACCACCATCTATTAAAGTGAAGCCCCCGGCCGTTGCGCCATCTATAGCCCCTGAAAAAGCCGTAACCCCGGCAGGAGTAATCTGAAATACTTTTGTTCCATCTGGATCGGCGATGAAAAGACCGTCACTGGTATTCCACTCAAGGCGTTCTTGCGTAGACCCGGCACCGACCCACATTGACTCGCCGTATTCCGCTCTTTGGTCTGTTTCAGCAACAAGAGTGTCGCCGTCCGTTGTAACTATCGTATCTCCGCCAGTTGTGACAATAGAACTACCAGATTGGGGAGAATAGATTTTAAGGGCATCTGAATCCAGGGCCATGAGTTTTGCGTCATTTTGATACAAATCTATACCAGATGCTGTGATCTCTATTTTTTGAGATTCACCGGAACTGTCTCTCAGCAGTTTTACATACCCTGAATCAAGAATTGTTTGCTGAGGCCTACCATAAATGGTCCCATCTGTTATATCATCTAAATCTCCAATAGTGGTAGATAAAACAATATGCCCCGCTGAGATATCTGTATTGAGAATTTTACCATAATTTACTCCATCGGGAATTGAATCAAAATCTATATCTGATTCTGAAGAAAAGGTTTCATTAAGAGCTGTGTTGTCAGCATTTGCGCCGACATCTGAAATGGCAGAGGACGTTATTGAGATTCTATTTGAAGAAAGGTCTAAGACGCTGACCCTGGCATATGTTGTACCATCAGTTATGTCATCAATGTCCCCGATAGACTCTGATAAAAGTATATGACCCGCACTTATATCCGTTAGAAGTATTTTACCGTATGTTGTTCCATTTGGTATGGCATCATAATCAATATCGTTTTCTGATGAGAAAGTTTCGTTCGCAGCGGTATTATCGGCACCAGTAGAAACATCAGATATAGATGAAGATGATATGGAAATTCGATTGGCAGATAAGTCCAGAGCATTGACTCTCCCATAAGTTGTTCCATCCGCAATGTCATCCAAATCACCCGTTGTTTCTGACAAAAGAATATGACCAGCAGAAATATCAGTAGACAGTACTTTGCCGTAAGTGCCGTCAGCTATATCATCCAAGTCCCCGACACATGATGTTAAAAGAATATTACCATCAGAAATAGCAGTTACGTTTACACGTCCATATGTGATCCCATCGGAAACATCATCAAGATCATCAGCAGTTGCAAGGTCTCCGGCATCGGTTAAATTCGATATACCAGACCCACCGGTTATAGTTATTGTCCCTGTCATATCGATATTACCAGAAACATCCCAAGAGAGATCGCCTCCGGCTATGAACCCGGAACCATCAGTATCCAACACAATGTTGTCAATCGTGTTATTTCTAAGTGAAACCTTTCCAGCAGTTATTTGAACATTGCTTTTCCCTGAATCAACCTCCCCAATAGTCCATTTACCAAAAGCAAGCTGGGCCTGAACAGCATCAGACGAATCTAAAAATCGAATTCCATTGGTTGGGTCTATCGTCAGATAATCAGATCCCGTGTCACCGAATACTGCTCCATAAGTTTCGGTTGAATATCCATGAATGCCGTTTAGATTTCCGATTCTTGCGTAAAGTGTTGTATCGTTGTACCAGTCGATAAAGGGGGCGTATGTGCTGGATGCATCCAGTAAAATATGAGGACCGGAAATTCGAACAAGAGTTCCGCCGTCGATCAGATTGCCGGCAGCAGTAACGTTCTTTACAGTATATTCATCATAATCAGAATTGGTGTCATCGTAAACAGAGGCAATGTCAAATTTGACACTGTTTATTGTTCCACCGCCGTCTGTAATGTCTTTGAACCACACTGTGTCATCTACACTGAACGTAGCGTTTCCTTCGCCCTTTTTAATGCGAATCACGTTGTTTGTCAGGGTGGTAGTGTTGTCAGCGTTTACCGTGCAATCGGCGGCTATTTCTGCACTATCTGAGATATAAAGAATTCCGTTGCTGGCTTTGACAATATCTTTTTTAAAGACATGAGTTCTCAGTGTATGTCTGATCCTCATGTTATCAACCTCAAAAAACGATCCGCCTGTTGTGTCAGGGTCTATTCGCCATCCGATCCCTAAAATCCCAGATACATAATTATGTTCCGCTATTGTGGTGATATCGAGATTGTCGGCCGGCGACAATGTAAGGTTGCCTGATGAAGTAGTGATAGACTGAGCACCAATAAAGCCTAAATCACCGTCAAGTGCTATATTTCCAGCAATATTGAAAATCTCAGCAAGATCGGTTGTGCCAAGCCCGATGTTTGTTCCGTTTGTATATAATGGACCATTAGCGAGTCCAGCGGCATCGGATACATGGTAAGGCAAATAACCATCTGTCAATGCGGATAGTTTGGCTGTGACAAATACCGGGCTTGAGTCTGTTTTGACCGCCTGGTTTAAATAATCGTCAAACTCATACCCATCCCACAAATCGGCATTGAGATTTACATTTCTGGTAGTAGAGGTCACAACAAAAGGGGCTGTGCCAATGGCAAGAGTGTTCGTGAGCTGCCCTGACATGTTCAGAGTTGTAATCCCACCTAAAGCCCCGGCTGATTCAGTTACAGTAGCGTTTTCTATTTGTGTTCCAGTGCTGTTGTAGCGAGTCAGTCTTCCGTTTGTCAGAGAAGCAACATTGACACCATCCACTGTATCTGCGTTGAGATTTGCAACCTTCGTCGTGGATGAAATAGCGAGGGGAGCGGAACCTGTCGCCTGGGATAATGTAAGGCTCGTAAAGGTAGGAGTCGCACCAGTATCAATGTCTTGGGGTAATGAAAGGGTAGCCGCCTCTCCCAATAACTTCCCAGCCCCTGTCACCGTTACTTGATTTGCTGTACCCGATAAGGCATAATTGGTAATTGCATGGGTATGACTTTCTGTTGTCACGCCGTTTGTGGTTGCGTTGGTGAGTGTCCCGGGGGTTCCAAGAGTGAATGTCCTACTCGCTGATATATCCCCTGTGCCAGTATTTAAGAGGCCGTTTCCTGCGGTCAAAGTAACAGATGTATGGTCGATATGTTCATTCACAACAAAACCAGAGAATGAATCGTGGTTAAGGCTATATATTGCAGAAGGGGTTGAAATGGTCAAATCAGCAAATGTAGGGCTTGCCCCTGTGTGGATATTTTGAGGTAATGATAATGTGATAGCCGACCCCAGCACTTTACCAGCCCCGGTAACGGTGACTTGATTCACCGTCCCAGATACAGCGTAATTTGTGATAGCATGAGTATGGCTGGTAGCAGTGACGCCATTCACTGTTGCATTGGTCAATGTACTTGGAGTTCCCATTGCCAGCGTTCTTGTAGCAGCTATAGTTCCGCCGCCTGTAAGCCCGTCTCCAGCAGTGATTGTTACGCCCGCGTGGTTGATATGTTCGTTTGAAACAAAGCCCGAAAAAGAATCATGATCAAGATTGTAAACGTCAGAAGGTGTCGTCAGGTTCAGGTCAACCGCAGTAATCTTACCCCCGGCACTGACTGTCACTGAAGATAAGGTATCCAACCGCTTTGCAGTATCGTTCCAATATGCAAGCCCCAGGGCGTTGGGAGAATCGCTTCTTGTTGCAATGGCTTGCAGGCTTCCGTCTTCACCAACCCGCCAAGTGTCTGTTGTTTCGTCAAATCCCCATTTGTAGTTTGTCAGGGTTCCGCGATCTGCTTCCCACCCTGCGAAACCTGCTGTTACACCTGCACCGGTTTCCCCGTAATTGATTATTGCAAGGTTGTCTTTGATCTGGACGATTTCGACATCTGCGATAAACTCCGTCCCTAAAACGGTCAAGTTACCAGCGATCGAAACATCACCAGCGAAGGCTGTATTTTTATTCAGGGTCGCGACAGACCCATTCCAGGATATTTCTGCATCGCCTCCGGGGGAGTGGCCAAAGATTAATTTAACGGTCGCGTCAGCCCTGTCGCTGTTAATTGTGAAAGTATTCGCCGTGGTATCTGCAATTAGCGATCCGGTATATATCGCATCGGAAACAGTCAATACTCCATCTGCATAGCTCATATAGCTTCCAGAGGGATTGCCTACATGATATTTAAAAGTTCCTCCTGATTTTCCCTGAAAAGAACCATCGCCCGTACCTGCCATATAGCCTGTTGCAAGTCCCATCAAGATCGCCGGGACAGTAGAATCAATGGTGATGGTGGGGCTTACAGATCCGCCGAACTCCATCTGGCCTGTCAGGAGGTTTAGCCGGGTTCCATTTGCAGCGTCCCAATTAGATGATGTCAAGCTTCCTGCTGTAATGATATCGGCATTTATTGCCGTCACATATCCATCATCGCTGACCTGGTTTTCTGATGTTCCCCCGCCGCTGACATCAACTCCAAAGGTCGCCCCGTATGTCGGCATTGGAAATGTAGGGGAAATATCATCTGTTGAAACGGCTACCGGGGTGGATGCGATACTGCTTAAGTCCTGTACAGAATCGTATGTATCACCGGAAATGGATACCGTCAGATCTTTTTTGATGGTTAGAGATTTGATGATTAAATACCGGGTATCGCCATACAAAGTGCCATCGAGTTGAATTACATCACCCGGTTTCAGGCTATCCAGGTTACTCAGTTTATCTCCTGACGAATCAAAAGAAACGGTATCTTTCGCTGTTAATTTACGCCGGAAGTAAAGCGTACCAAGATCCTGTGCCAATTCAGAATCGTTGATAAACGGACAGGAAAAGATCTCCGAATCAGGATTTGCCGTTGTGCTGCCCACAGGGACGAGGGCTTTCCCCGGCAAAGAGTTTTGAGGGTGCCCGTCTACTGCCCAAGACACATGGCCGGAATCATGTCCTGTTTTTGTGCGCCTGGAAGGTCTGAATGACAGTTTTTTGATTTTACTGGTATCAAAAGTTTCCTTGACAGTGGCATCGAACATTCTAAGCTCTATTTTCTCCCCGGAATAGAACATAGAATCAGCTTGTGTCAGGAGGGAATTTAATACCCGTTCCCTTGCTTCAGCTCGGTAAAAACCACCGTTCCAGGTAATCCCAAAACTTGTATAGTTTGTCGCTGCTACAACCCAAGAATCAGTTAAATCAACCCTATTGGCTGATATACCTATTTCAGCCAGAATATCAGCCAGAATATCAGTCGGATCTGTAGTGCTGCCGGATGCTTTTTCGTATTCAACAAGAGGCCGCATATGAGAAGGCCACATGCCATCATCATATGACCCATCGTTTTGCAATGAAACATAAAATTGAGCCAGCCTTAGCTCACTTGTGGTTGTTTGGGTAAAAGTGTAGCTATCAGATGAATATGTGTTTTTACTATATTCCGGGGGAGCTTTTACATTTGTGATCGAATAATCTGAATCTGTCCCAAGAACATAGTATCCTTCAGACACACTGTCATCATACACCCACATAACCGGGATGTAAGCCTTGCCAAATATTTTAGGTATCCGGTAATCATCAAGGTTTTCATTTGCAGGGTCATTTACAAGATGTGGAAAAACTTCCCTGGGGTGCTTTGTGAGGGGGTAATCCCCGACAATATATTCCTGCAAAAGATCTACACAATGCAGTTTTATTTTACCGTATGCCGGGACAGCCGCCCTTACAACAAATCGCCATTGTCGGGTGGGTACATGATTAATGGCAAGCGTTACAAGGCACTCTTCGCCTTCAAAATCGGATCTGGAATAAGTTGCGTCATGATTATCAACAGCAAACTGGATTTCAGATGGGGATATGATAGCTTTCCTGGACATATCCCACCGCATTGTAATTCCCGAAAAGCTGTCGGGCAACACGCGGGCAATATACGTCTCAGCAGTGACGAGTTGATCCCCATCGGTTGTGACAAGAAAATCGTCATCTGTTGTGACAAGATTCAATGGCTCAACCGGTTGCATTGAAATCCGGTGCGCGCCTATTTCAAAATACCACTGTGCTATCATGGTTTGTTCCCCACAACCCTTACCCGGATTGCTGATATTGATTGCAACAAGCCTGGAACGTACCGGGTAATCAGCGGACTTAAAAAACGGACAGTATATGATTTTGCGTCAACTGGATTCGTCCAGTAAAATGTTCGCGCCCTGGCGTTTGCTTTCACGGGGTCATGGTAAAAATCAAAGATAGTCGCATGGTCGGCGCTGCCTATGTATTCCCACTGCAATTCTAGGTCAAAAATAGACTGGTTGCTAGCCGTCACAACAGATATAGATCCATCATCAAAATCGTGCAGATACTGGACCTTGTCACCCACGACGGGCATTACAGTTGTCGGGGATACCGTCAATTCAGTGGCGGTATAATCAGCTGCCACAGCGCTTAGAAAATTATCCATTCACCACCCGCCTTGTAATTTCCTGTGTTTCTGGATCAGATCTCATCACGTCCGCTACAACTTCCCGGAACTCACCGGAATCGCCTACTTTTACATAGACCCTCACTGTTCCATTCCCGCTCTGACTCTGAGAAACGATGGCTTGTAAAAGACTTTTGACATCTTTCATGTCAGAATCGGTGCTGATGTGTTCTTTGCCGTGAAAAGTTACTGGGACCGTATATCCTGACATCGGACCCGAGATTGAACCTCCGCCAGCAAAACCAATATCATCTCTTAACTCCTCGAAGGCATTATCTACATCATCTGAATAACCCCCCATTCCCAGTTTATTTAAGATCTCATATAAACCTGTAGTAGTCATATAGGCTCTATTGGGGCCTTCCCTCTGTGAAGCTAAATAAGAGTTCATTTTTTCAATGTTGCGTAGTAAAGATAGGTCATACGTTTCCCCTTCATAAACATGCTGAGGGGTCTCTTTTACTAAATCGTCCCATTGTTCTGAAAATTGTAAACGGGTGCCTGTTCTTTTTTCATATTCGCTTCGAGCAGAATTGAGAATTTCATATGTGTTTGCTATAGAAGTAGTAGGGTGTGCGTCTTTAAATTTTGCAAGAGCGTCTAAATATATAGACTCCCCTAATGTTATGCCATTGTCCGCAACAATGGTGCTAAACTCTGGTAGAATATCTTTAGCGCCAGAAGATTCTACTAACCAATAAAGATCAGATAAGGTTTTTCCACCAGTTATTTCATCCGCCATCGAAACCTGATCTTCAAGGTCACTTTCAAGACCGAACAAATCTTTTAAAACCCGCTCCTGGCCTTTTGGATCGCCATAATCTGAAATGAAATCAAGATACTGTGTGGCAAAATCGGTGAAGGCCGATACGTTTTCAGGGCTGGCCTGAGCGTCCTCCAACAAGGTGTCGTATCTGCGTTCAAAAAAGTCTCTGGATTGAGGTGTTTGTGTTCCGCCAAGAATACCCGCAATCGTTCCACGAACTGTATCAAGTCCAGATGTTGCGCTTTCAATTCTCTCTGCGCCGTCTTCTAACGCCCATACAAATTCTTGCAAAGGCCGCAATGATTCATCTAAATCGTCAAGAACCCTTGCTCTGGTGGCTGATTGAGACATTTCATCCTGTCCGAGTAAATCAAGTGCAGAAATGAATAGATCAGTTGTTTTATTATTTACTTCATCTCCTATCAGTCTTGCAAATTCAGGGCCGAATGCAATAAATGCTCGGAACTGCTCGCCAGCTAATCTATCCCCTGTTGCTGCATATGTTTCAAGCCATCTTTTCGTTTCCTCTTTATAAGCGTCTAAGGTAGTTGGTATTTTTTCTATTGCAATCGGAAGCGAATCTGAAAGTGTTTGTAGAAAATATTCTATTTGTTCATCTCTGGAATAAAAACTTTTAAAAAATGAATCAATAGAAGAACTAAATGCAGAAGCTCCCCCGAACATCTCCGCAAGATCAGAAGTAATTTTTGTTTTTGATAAAGATGATGAAATACCAGCTATTTTAGGGGCTGTTATTGTCATCCCATCGTTTAATTTTTTAAATGCGTCTTTTACAGCGATAGTGTTCAGGGCGAGCCTCTCTAAAACAACAAGAGCGTTTTCAGTTTGGTAATTGTCGGTCAGTGCTTTCCAAGAACCCTCTAAAACCTCTTCCGCCATTAACTCCCCAAGTGCGGCAAACTCTTTTTCGAGGGCTGCCATGATCTGATCTGGATTCATACCGGCAGTATTTATATTTATTTCTTTTGTAATATCCTTTATTTTTTCGGAATTTTGTCCTATTTCTTCAGCATATAAAGATACAGATTCTGTAACTGACATTAATACCTTATTAAATGCAATGGCAGCATTTACATCAACGCTTTCAATTCTTCCAGAATCATCGTAAGAGTAACTCTTCCCAAAAGACGAGGCTTGCCAAGATGATTGGCTTCCGCTTCGTAATCCCCAAAACTGCTCCCAGTCTTGCGTAACTTTGCTGAACTCTTTTAAATCTGCCCCGAATTGGGATAACGATCCTGTTATATTTGATTCATATTCTGGGTCATCATATTTTTTAGACACAAAATCCATAATAACAGGGAGTGCTACCGCTGCTATAGCTGCATATGGTGCTGCTGCTGCAAGACTACTTGCCGCTGATCCAGCGCCTGCGGTATATTCTCCTGCTATAGCGGCCCCCATTCCAGGGCCTTGATAAGCTCCCCCAGCAAGGCCAATTCCGCCCGCTGTTGATATCCCGGTGTATGTTGTGCCAAGATACGCATTGGACAACCCGGCCATTCCGTAATTAGAGTATGTGCCGTAAGCCCCATATAAGGATCTTGCGGTTGATAAATTGGATAATCCATTTGTACCGCTTCCACCAGTCCTACCCGCCAAACTCGGTAACCCCAGCATATTTCCAAGAGCAGACCCGGCCATCTGGTTCATGATCGGTTTGAAAATGTTTGTCATAGCGGCTTCAGCGGCCATGTTCGCCAGCATTCGCTTGAAAATATCGAGCATGGAGTCGGCAAAGTCTTCAAAAGAATCGAGCTGGCCGTCAAAGATGTCGTAGAATGTATCAGCTGCGAACTCGTGCATGTCGTCGTAGACGCGTTTCCATTCACGCTCATATTCTCGGCGGGCTTTTTCTTCTGCGTCTGCCTTGTCTTTCAGGTGCTGATCGTAATTGTCGATATCCTCAAAGTAGGTATCCAGGGCCATCTGGATGCGAAGGTATTTCAAGGACTGCTCGGAATTGAGGGTCATCTGCTCTTTTTCGCGCAGGGCAACATCGTAGTTGTCTATATCCTCAAAATAACTTTCAAGTGCGGCTTGAACCTGAAGGTCTTTCAGGGATTCTGCGGCGAGTTTTGCCTGTTTCATTGCGTCGGTCAGCTCGTTGATACCATTTCCAACCCCTTCGATACCATCAGCCCATGAACCATAATCCATATCGTAGGTGCCCTGAAGCGCCTTGGAAGATATCTTAGCCTCCATTCGCATCTTTTTCAAAGTATCAGTGAATGTAGGGCTGGTCCACCTGTCTTCCATTTTGTCCCACCATTTAATGCCGACTTCAGCAAAGCCTTGGATGTTCGACTTAGCTCCAGCAAAATCAAGCGACAAAATATCATAAACAGCTTCGGCCACCAGCCTCAGTTGCTTAATGGCGGCAGATATGGTGCTGGTAACTGATGTAATAGTTGCGGTGACAAGCAAAATGATATCCATTGTACCGGCCACCACAGTTGCGAAGTTCGCTCCCCACTCATCCAGTGATCCGTCTTCTTTCAGACCCTTCATGGTGTTTTGCATCCCCTTTAGTTCAAGGGTGGTCTGCTTCACCAACAAAACAAGGGCCTCGTTGAAGGTTTCACCAATAGACACCTTCAGGTCATCGGTATATCTTTTCATTGAGGCGAGTTGTTTACCAGCGGTGTTCATGGACGCTTCGTAAACACCGCTTATCGCCGTCCCTGCCTCCATCACAACATTGACCCTTGCTTGAGCCTTTTGTGTTTCTGATAGCTGTTCTCGTGTTACGCCAAGCTGATCGGCAAGGGCTTTATAGGACTGCTCAAAATTGACGTTCAGCCCTATGGTCCGCAAAACCTCCACCTGGGCGGACTGTATGCCGTGAACCATCCTTTCGAAGGCCTCAGATGAATTAATATTCCCAATTACAGCAGCATCCTGCGCAATTCTGGCAAGTTTGGAAGATTGAGCAAGGTCGATCTGTGCTTGAGTCATTCTTGTCAATACTGTCCGAGCTTCTATTGCGGCGATCCCAGACTTACGAAGACCCTGTTCAAAAGTAGCCATTTGCTGGGAAGAATAGCCTGCGTTTTGTCCTACTTTATTCATCACTACGCCAAGGGTCTCGAACCGGGCATAAAGCAGTGCCGTGTTTTGGATGAACTGGGACATTTTCTGGACAGAAAAGGCAGCGGCAAGAGCGACACCAAGGCGGGCCGCCGTTCTTGACATTGACCCCATCCGGTCCTCTGCCTGCTGACCGGATCGGGTCATCTGGTCCAGATCGTTTTTCGCCTGCTTTGCTTTCTGGCTATTGATCTCAATATTGAGTTTGGCGATGTCTGTCATCTGGACCCCTTGCCCTTTTTGGTTTCTTTCTTTTCTTTCTGGCTTTCCTGCCGCCCCCTCAGAAAAGCCTCATCCATTTTTGTCAGGATTTCTATTTCAAAATCATGAATCAGTGGTTTTCGCACCTCCAACCATGATTTGATTTCTCCGAAAGTAATGGGAGAGACACCAAACCCTTGAGGCCGACGGTTGGAAAGTTGCCAGAACCAGTTCCAGATATGTTCCCCTTCAATTGGGATTTCAAATTCCGGTATCTGCTGCCTTCCCGTTTGTTTTTCGATCCGCTCAAGGTGTTCACGTTTGGTCCCACCCCCTTCCATTTGCTGATTCAGGTCAGCCGTGATTTCAACCGCCTCGCAAAGCAGAGCGGTCAACTCTGCAAAAAATTCTGACCGTCATTGATCCACCTCCCAATTTCATCCCGGAGGTCCAAGTCCGCCGTCAACAAAAGTTTGGCGATTTCAGGCGTAACTTCCATTTCTTTTTCCGAATCAAGGTCAAACACCTTCCCACCAGCAACGGCGGCTGTGAGTTCTTCAATTCTATTTTCCTCTGACTCTGCTGCTGATGGCATTGCATTTCTTCCACCCCGCATCTTTTTAAACAGCCTGTCCTGTTGGCGGCGGCGTACCTTCTCGATTTCCGGGGCTGTGTAGTACCTAAGCAACAGGTGTTCCGTGAACTCGTTGTTTTCACCGTAAGTGCTCGGCGTGCCATCGACGTTTCGAATAGTATAAACTGCGGTGGCGTCTTGGAGCGATTGTGCTTTGTTTTGAGCTTTGAATCTCATGGTTACCCTCTCTGATTTAAATTTCGCCCTCTATTTTTTAATTCTTGCCGGTGTCAGGGAGGGCCACCCGACTACCTTTTCAGGCCCGGCAAGAAATTGTTACGCTGCGTTGTATTTTCTGATTCTAAAAGCTGAATCAATGGTGGTGTCCTTGTACGGCTTCACCGTCAGGTTATCCACCAGCTCCCCGGACCCGCCGATGGGACGGCCAAAGTTGGTGATTTTGCAGGACGGATACTCAAATTCGTAGAATGAAGTATCCTCCAAGTCCTCATCCTCATACTTGACCTGAATTTTCAGATCTAAGCTGGTCTCGTTCTGATACTTGGATTTGATCGTCTTATCCGTGTAGTAGGCCGTCAGGGACATATCGCCCATCATCTTTCCATGGGAGACTGCAACCGGGTACCTGGACCCCAGGGCAAACAGCGGAGTGGACTGGTTGTTGATTGACGGGTTCATGCTGGAAAAGTAGATTCCGGTTTCCCCTTCCAGACTAACAGTCCCGTTGAAGCTGTCGAAAAACGGCTTGCTGGTTTCAGTATATGTTGCTCCGGCGACCGCATCTCCGATATTCGCCCCCAGATCCTGCTCCGTGCCCCCGATAGCCTCAAGCTGGAAGGTCACGTCTCCGTTAGGAGCCAGGGAAATGCTAAAGCTGGCAATCTCGGTATCCTTGATCCGGACATATTCGTCCGTGTCAGAGTGATAGACTTCCCAGGCCACCGCCCGGCGGGTGGAGCCGACTTTGACGTAATCCGTGCCGGTTGTCAGGGTGACTTCGGTGTCATCCAGCACGGCCACACACCCCGTTGCGTTTGCAGCGGTCAAAACCGTGGCGTTCAGTGCGGTCACTTCAACTGCAATATTGTTTCCGGCAGCGGTGAAGCCTCCAAAGGTCACAATGTCACCCACCTCAACACCATCAGTAATCCATGACCCGGCAGACCGGGTAAAGGTAAACCCGCTTGCAGCCGCTGCCACAGTGACAGTCAGCCCGGTCAGTGAAAACTTAACGCCCCATGTGCCCTGCGCCGCCGCCTCGATGATATCATCCAGACATTCGGGCCTGAACTTGCCGGAAACGGAAACCGTTGCGTTGGTTGTCCCTGTCCTGGGCTCAAGTTCATTCCGGTCCCCAGTCATGGAGTTGTCCGGGAGTTGCTCCGCCTGAACCGAATATTCTGCATTTTCAAAAGGCAAAACAATCCATGTCGGAGTTGTATCAATCGCTCCGGCTGCTGCCTGTACGAGATAAGCCAGTTGGGCATTGCCGCCCAGGCCTACCGTCACTAATCCTGTAGTCATAATGTCACCTCATCTTAAATTGTCATATATGCCCGGAAAGTAACGGACATGGGTAATACATATTTGGTGTCTTCCCGCATTGCCGGGCCGACCTGGCCGGCACGAACAACAACACGGGTTGTGATTCCTGTATTGGATAAAGCCTGCCCCCGGCAAAAATAAGGATCGCTGAAAAACAATTTTGCGATCCCGTATGCAGCCCCCCAGCCCGCTATTGCGGAAACGACATCCACTTGATAAATCAGCGGCCCGGCATTCGGAGCGTTGGGGCCAAGGTGGTGCCCGGTGAACTGGCCTGGCAGCATCCATTCCCGTAGGTAGGTGCTGGCAGATGGGTCTGCCGTCATGCCTTCCCACTTGACTGCCAGGGACTTGGCAGCGGCAAAGGTATTCAGCAAGCCGGAAAGCAGGCCGTGGGCTTCGTCAAGGCGGTTCATGCTGCTACTCCTCCGAGGTGCTGGACTACTTCTTCGAACGTGATTCGGAACATACCGGCAGGTGCTTGTTTTGAATGGCCGTATTCGAGTGACAAAATATATTCCACATTGTTGTACAGAAAAATGGTGTCCCCGAGCTTGAAGCTGGCAAGCGCTGCCGAGCCCTTGCTTATAGTGGCATTGCCGGATTTATCAAACTCCAGGACAGAGTCCGACGGCAACGAGTTGATACTGATCTGCTGGTTTGCGGTTGCCCTGCCGGTTTCTTTCGGCATCCGTTGGACGATACGGGAATGCATGTCAAAGCCGATCTTGCGGACAATCTTCTCCGAATTGTTCACAGCATTCTGTCCGAATTTTGCGAGATCAACTGAAAAGCTCATTACTGCTTCCTCACGTGGCATTTATAAAGCACTGCCGTATCAGCAGGTTTGACCGCTTCAACCGCCAGGATCGTCCAGCCATCAAGGACATCGTTCTGTTCCGGTTCCAGGCCATCGGCGGCGACCAGGGCTACTGAATCCCCCTGCTCGATTGCGAACTTGTCTTTCCACTTCTGGGAGATCCCTACAAAAACAGCCTTGACCGATCCGGTTTCCGGGTCACCGGCTTCACCCTCAACTGTTTCCCATTCCCCGGTGACAGGGTTGAACTCCTGGTTGTCCCCGGTGTATCCAGGTTTGGTCAAGGTTACAAACCGCCCGAACTTCGCAAGCATTTTCGCTGCCGTATTTTGGAGACCAGCATACATCAGACAAGCCTCACGTTGATAACGCTGCTGCTGGCTACATAGCCCCTCAGATACCGGAGCAGGGCCGGAAACA